AAGGAATCGTAAAAAGGAATTACTAATTCTAAGTCGTCACTCCATATTGAATTCAAAAAATTAAAATCTACCTTTCCGCTATCTGTATGAGCATAGGAGTATATTCTGTAGAGCAAGCGGCAACCGTCATCATTGTTTGCAAAAATAACAATCTTATGATCTGAGTTGTCATCCTCAAGGGTGTTATTGCAACACGTAAGCCTTAAGCCAAAAACAAGATCAATGCCTTTTTCTTTGCACCGATTATGAGCCGTAACGAAGCCCGTCATTGAGTCTTCTACAAGAACTAGTGACTTAATTTTATTTTCCTCACAAATAGTAAAAATACTATCAGGACCACCCTCTTTATCATCGTCATCGAGAGTTAAGATGCTTTTGCCTATCGAATAGGTAGACTTAAATACTGGAGTCATCAGTAATACTCTAACACCATCCAATAGGGTGTCAAGAGGAATGTGCGGGACATCCTTGATAATATTTCATTTCATATCCACCGCCCTCAGGAACAAGATCCTCTGAAAAATCATCTTCAAGGAATGAGCCTATTTTGCTTTTGTTGGCATCCCACACCTCATAAAAGAAAAAATCAAATTTCATGGGACAATGCCATTTTGGTGAACCATACAGTTTTAATTCTCCTTTCTTAGTAGCAAATCCACATAGAAGTTTGCCACTGAAAGAGTTGTCTTTGGGGAATCCTTGATATGCTGCAAAATTTTTCTTTGCATCTGCCTCTGAAAAATTATCTAAATATCTTTGTATTTCAGATAACTGCATCTCAAAACCTTTTAATTCATCCTCCTCTAGAGGCTTCATTTGAACTACTCCCGATTTAGATGCATTTGGGTCAAGGTCAAACTTCAAAAACAAAAACTCACTCACTCTGTTTGAATATTCGGGAAATAAGTTTTTTACAGCCAAGCTATACATTAAGTCTTGTAGATTATCTGTAGCATCTTTGCCTTTAAATACATCTTTACTGGTCTTGAAGTCTCTTATTAAAGCAAACTTTTGTTTCTTATATAAGAAAAGCTTGTCGATAAACCCTCTAATTTTATATTTTATATCTCCGTCTGACTTAATAATATCAAAATCTTTTTCAGAGAACTCTTCAGTTGGTTTATCTAAATCTTTACCAAAAAAATCATAGGACAGACCATTAAAGATCATGTCCTTCATTAGCTGAATGTTTTCTTGGTCGTCTATCCCTTCTCTAACCGCATGTTTTAGAATTAATCTTTTAATTGACTCAACAGCAAAAACATCTTCACTTTTTATTATTTTATTATAATATTTTTTCCTCCTTTTGACCCCTAATACTTCAAACACCAAGTGACAAATAGAACCTCTCCGTGCGCCATCATTACTCCTATCGGGTAAGTGCAGCTTATATTTAGACCAGTAAAGCCAAGAACACGACTGAGCGGTTTTTATTCTACTGGCAGAGAGGGGTGTTTGAGGTTCAGTCATCACTAAGCATTAAACAAGTGTCTATTTCTTTCTTAGTGAAGTAGGATGGATTGTGCTTAATATAGTCTAGAATGTAATCTAGTTGCTGGGCTTTATTTACATCTTTAGAAAGCCATTTATTAAGATCATACCCATCCAAATGAGCATCACCAAAATCATTATATGGCTTTGGGGGAAATTTTACAGTTATGCTGTCTAAATTGAAGTATTTTGAGAGCTTTATGAAGCTTTTGAGCCCTGCAATGAAGCCTCTATTTTCCCCACTAGCTTTGTCGTTATTTGTTGAAATATATATATGATCAATAGAGTAGCCACTAAGGTAGTTAACAATGTTATTATTAACAGATAAGCCAAAAATGACCAAAACGTTCTTAATATTTTGTTCGTAAAGAGCCAACGCATCACCTATACTTTCTACTAAAATAACTTCTTTTTTTGTTTTAATTTCTTCGTCTACTTCTGTTTTTTTATTTAAAGCAGGGTAGACCCAATTGTTTCTTCTCCCAATGTGTTTCCACTTTGGATAATTATTGTTGTCATCTACCTTCCTGCCTGAGAATCCAATCAATTGTTTATGTTCATTATAAATCGGAAAAACCATTCTTCTATACATTTTCCCAACACCCGCTAAACCAACCTGAAACTTCTTTTGAGTTTCTTCGCTAATTTTCTTATTTAGATAAAAATTATAGTTTGGAAATAACTTTTCTAATGATTCTTCTGGATAAATTTTCTCCATATCTATTTTTGCAGTTGGTGAGTAGGTGACAACCTGATCTGTTAAAGAGTCTCCTAAAATAGCAGATACTTGACTAGGGTCTTTTATTGTTAATTTTACAAGAGCTTCAAATGGTTTAGAACCCTTGTTTTCTACAAAGTCCATCCATACGCCAGTATTTTTGTAGATTTTAACAGCAGTTTTGTTGTCTCCGTCTCGGTATAAAGCTTGTGTCCTCCAGTGATCGCCACAATCAATTAACTCATAGCCTATTGACTCCAAGATTCCTTGAAAGTCTTCAGAATTGATCAAAGTCTGGGATTGTTTCTTGGGTTCCTTCACTATCTAAATCCTCCTCCCCGTCTAACATTCTAGCAATATCTCTTAAGTCTCCCCTCTCAGTGATATTAAAATTATTAAAATCTAAATTAATTGCATTCTTACGGAGAGAATCTCCAATTCTGACGGGCTCTACTGCTCCCGCGATATCGCTGCCTAAGTGTCTGGATTTAACATTAATCAACTTATGTGTTCCAAACCTTGCACCTTCAGTTTCTACTTCATCATTAGTCTTATTTCTTAAAATAAACATATGAGAGCAGAACTGTGTAATCCGATCAGAGAGAGAAACAATAGATTCGTCATCCACTATGCTATCAGCACTTCTATTGTTTGTAATTCCATACCTGTTGGATTGAACTGAAGTTATCATAGGGATAACTGGATTGCCATCGTGCAAAATCTCTTTTTGGACACACTTTTTAAATTTATCGACCATTTCGCCCACCACTTGCCATTCAGATTTGTTAGCAACGTTTTCTGAGGTCGTTTTAATATAATCAAAAGAGAATACCATCTGGTTGCCCCTCCCAACTTTACCATAGTAAAATCTTTTTAGAGTATTAACCATCGAATCCACATCCATACCTCCAACATTATAATAGTAAAACTTTAGGTTTTTTATCTTCGGCCAAACAGAGCGAACTTTGTCTACTACTTCTTGTCCAGCTTTTCTCCACTTGCCGCTTTCTAAAAGATGCATAGATACACCCGAGAGTGCCGCACACTGCCTCATAATCAACTCCTCTTTGCTCATCTCTCCATTGTCAAAATGAAGCACAGGAACATCATATTTTAGACTAACTTTAGTTGTATAGTCCATACAGAAATTAGTCTTTCCTACCCCAGACCTAGCAACAATAACAGTGATGTTGCCAGCCCTCAGGAGAGATCCATAAATTTCATTTACCTTAGGATGTGGACCCATCATCCCAAACTCGGTCACTGGATTGTTACCTCTCTCCTCAATAAGATCCTCCATCTCGTCATAGATATTTTCAGGAGAATCATTACCCATCTCGTAAAGATTTATACGGGAATTGTAAATGTTATCTGAAGTTTCAATAATCGAGCGATAAGATGCCTCAGGAGGCATATTCTTCATCTTGCTACCGATTTCTTGAGAAGATTCTAGAATCTCTCTGCGTATTGAGTATTTTTTTAGTTCTTTAGCTGTTTTTAGAGCATTGCCTTTGGGAACCTTTCTTAATGCTAATGATTTAATATAATCAGCAGGATTTAAGTTATCCTCAAAAGAAAGACCAACTTCGTTAACTCTTTGAGCTATAATTACTTCGTCTACCTCATCGCCAGCGTCAATAGCTTGTTGAACGATGCGAAAGATTGTAGAATGAAGAGAACTTTGTTTAGAATAAAAATCTGAAGTTCCAATAAAATTTGAAATTTCAGATAAGCTGTCGGGCTCTTTAATTAGTCCCGCTAATAGTTGTTTCTCAAGCTCAAAATTATAAATCATTTCTCCTCCTCCATTGGTTCAGATGGACCTGACAAGTGGTTCTCTAAAGCCTTCATTAAAGCAAATTCCGTCATGCCACAGTCAAATTTGCAATAAACAAGAGGCTTACCGTTTTCAGAAGAAACAGCTAATATCACCCCTTTATACTTGTCTGCACCACCAGACAACTCGTAGAGCTTGTCAACCATTTCAGTGGGTATAGAAAATTCTGAGTCATCGTCTCCTAAGTTCATAAATAAATATCCTGTTTTTTAAATAATGATGCCGCAATCTCATCTTGCGGATAAACCTCTGCCAACTTTATATCGTTAGCCTTACAAAAATCAAGTTTCTTCTCATCCCTTTTTAATTGATCGCAATATTTAAAACGGTTTTTATGAAAAAACTTTACATACTTTGTATGTTGCGCTCCTTGGACTTCAATAGCAATTTTTTTATTAGCGTTGTAAAAGTCCAAAGTCAACCTACTTCCAACAACTCTAAATTCCTCAAAAACAATATCGTTCTTCCAATAGTTATATAAGAATCTTTTAACGCTAGTTTGAAATTTACTCCTGCTGGGTTTGTCCCAGTCGATTAAATATTTTTTTGCGTTTTTAAGATTTCTTTCTTTACCATATTGGTCAATAAACTTCATGCTCCAATTTGTTCCCTAAAATACTTGATTAAGAATTTACACAACTCTTCATCTTGATCGAGAGTTTTAAAGAGATTATTATCACCTTGAATTTGATCAGGAAAGTTTAATTTGTTTTCTGTTAACAACTCGCAGAAATCCTCTGTCGGCTTAATCCATGCACCTTTCTTTTCTACAAACTCCCACGCATAAAGCAAGTCTACAATTTCTTTTTCAATCCAGATGGAGTTGCCTCCTGACCGATTGTATCTAACAGGATAAGTTAAGCTAACATTAGATTTTTCATTCGGAGATTTGCATATCAAGACTTTTGCAAAATGTCCAATGATGGGGTTCTTTTTTTCGTCAATAGTTTTTAGGCTAGGGTTTTGCAGAATAAGATCTGATTTGTATCTAGGCTGAAATTGAATAACACTGTTAGCATAGTGTTGTAAAGCATATCCTCCTGTTGCTACAGATTGTCTAGGGGGCTCTTTAGAGTATTGATCTCTCATCTCTGACCTTACCTGACTAATAAAAATAGCCATATGACCCCTCTTGCCTAAAGCAATACTAGTTTGTTTGCACCAAGTAGATGCAATGCTAGCTCCTGCGGCTATTTTCGCAAACTCATCAAAACCTTTAGATGCATCATTCTTAGCAACTAAACCATCAACAGAGTCTAATATAAAACAATATTTATGCTTATTCTTCTCATTATCAATGAGTTGTTTGATACAAGTCATTGCTGTTTCGTAGATATTTGTTTCCAAAACAAAACAAGTTCCATCTACCCACTCATCTGCTGACCACACAAACTTGACCCCAGACCTCTCTCTCACTTCTTTGCCTAACCTGCCTTCAGCTTTGATATATAGACCTCTAGGTTGTTCTATTGTGGTTAGAAAGTTCTTCATAACCTCTAAAGCCTCAGAGGTTTTCCCACCTTCTGTTAAACCAGTAAAACGA